CAGAGCGTGATAACTTGTATGTTCAAGGTATTAACCCTGTTGTTACATTCCAAGGTGAAGGTACAATTTTGTTTGGTGATAAAACATTGTTGAACCGTCCATCAGTATTTGATCGTATTAATGTTCGCCGTTTGTTTATTGTTTTAGAAACTACTATTGCTCGAGCTGCTCGTTCGACAATGTTTGAATTTAATGATCAATTCACAAGAGCACAGTTTGTCAATTTAGTTGAACCATTCCTTCGTGATGTTAAAGGTCGCCGTGGTATTACTGATTTCCGTGTTGTTTGCGATGCTACAAACAATACCGCTGATATTGTAGATAACAATCAGTTTGTGGGCGATTTGTATATTAAACCAGCTAGATCCATCAATTTTATTCAATTAAACTTCGTTGCTGTTAGAACGGGTGTGAATTTTGAAGAAATTGTTGGAAAATTCTAATAAATAAAGGAATAGGAGAAAACAAATGGCATTTAATATAAATCAATTCCGAGCACAAATGGTGGGCGATGGTGCTCGCCCAAATTTATTTGAAGTTAGAATGAACTTTCCTGAATTTGCTGGTAATGCTGCATCAACACCATTCACTTTTATGTGTAAAACAACAGCTATTCCAGCATCTACTATTGGTCAAGTAGAGGTTCAATATTTTGGCCGAACTTTAAAATTTGCAGGAAATAGACCATCGTTTCCCGATTTGCAACTTACTATTATTAATGATGAAGATTTTATCGTTCGTACCGCTTTTCAAAAATGGTTAAATAACATCAATTCGCACGCTGCAAATTTGCAATCACCTCCAGCAGCTTTAGGGTTGGGGTATAAAAGAGATGCTAGTGTTGTACAATTTGCTAAGAATGGCAGAGAATTAAAAACATATCAGTTTATTGGATGTTTTCCAACAGAGTTGGGAGAAATTGCATTAGATTGGGGTTCAAATGATGCCATTGAAGAATATAGTGTAACTTTATCTTATCAATGGTGGGAAGCAACTGATGGTAGCACCGATAGAACAGCTGTTCCTGATCGTCAAGAATAATGTTTTTTATCAAGTGCATTATAAAAACAAGTGCAACTGGTGTGGTTTAAATAGTAGAGGCTTCGGCCTCTACCGTTTTTTAAATATAGGATGAATATCTAATGGCAATATACCTTCTTATTAAAGAGCATACAAACACAGGTTTAAAATACTTGTGTAAGCGTGTTGCACCTTCATTTCTTGAATGTGAAAAATATAAAGGTTCTGGAGTTTATTGGACTAAACACTTAAAAAAATATGGTAATAATGTAAAAACAACTTGTTTGTTTGTTACTGAAGATAAAGATGAGTTTCGCAAAATAGCTAAAAAATATTCTTTGGAATATAATGTAACAAAATCTAAAGAGTGGGCAAATTTATGTGATGAGGAAGGTCAAGGCGGAAATACTGTAGTAGATAAAATTGTTCATGCAAAAAAAACAAGCTTAGGTTTAAGACGACCTGATGTTAGACAAAAACATTTAAATTTTTTAAAAGAACATATAAAAAAAATTCAACCTTTAGCTGCAGCGGCCGCAAAAGAAAAGTTGACTGGTGTGCCTAAAACAAAAAAGCACAAAGAAAATATGAGTGGTAAAAGACCTCATGTAAATCAAACCGGAGCAAAAAATAATAATGCTAAAGGTATAGAAACTCCTTTTGGAATTTTTGGTAGTATTAGTGAAGCTTCTCGCCAATTAAAAGATTATACATATAGAATGATATGGTATAAATTACACAATGATAATGAATGGAGGTACCTAAAATTGCTATAAATCTATTCGGGTTTACTCTCGGGAAAAAAGATATTGTTCAGATTGAAAAACCTGAGCAAGCTTCTTTTGCTATTCCTACCGAAGCGCTTGATGATGGCGCAGTTACTATCACACAAAATGCCCATTATGGCACATATGTGGATCTGGAAGGTTCTGTTCGTAATGAACTAGAATTAATTACCAGATATCGTGAAATGTCAAATCATCCTGAATGTAGCATGGCAGTTGATGAAATCATTAACGAAGCAATTACTCATGCTAATGATGGTACTGTTGTTGATATTAATATGGATAAACTGAAACAACCAGAATCCATTAAAAAGAAAATACTTGAAGAATTTAAAAACATCCAAAAGATGTTAAACTTTGCAAACTTAGCTGATGATTTGTTTAGGCGTTGGTACATTGACGGTAGAATTTATTACCATGTTATTGTAAATGATAATAATCCTAGAGATGGTATACAAGAATTAAGATATGTTGATCCACGCAAGATTCGTAAAGTGCGTGAAATTAAAAAAGAAAGAGATTCAAAAACTGGAGCTCAAATTGTTAAATCAATTGCTGAATATTATGTTTACAATGATCAAGGCACCACAACACAAACATTTACATCTAATGTAAATCAAGGTTTAAGAATTGCACCTGAGTCTATATTAAATGTTAACTCAGGTTTAATGGATGCAAAGAACACCTTTGTTATTTCATATTTGCATAAAGCTATTAAGCCACTCAATCAATTAAGAATGATTGAAGATGCTGTTGTTATTTACAGAATATCAAGAGCACCAGAACGCCGTATATTTTATATTGATGTAGGTAACTTACCAAAAGGTAAGGCTGAACAATACATGCGGTCAATTATGATACAGTATCGTAATAAATTAGTTTATGATGCTAATACTGGTGAGCTTCGTGATGAGCGAAAGCATATGTCAATGCTTGAAGATTTTTGGTTGCCTCGCCGTGAAGGTGGTAAAGGTACTGAAATTACCACACTCCCTGCTGGTCAAAACTTAGGTCAAATGGAAGATGTATTATATTTCCAAAAGAAACTATTAAATTCATTAAATGTTCCAATTTCAAGATTAGATCCACAAGGTGGTGGAATGATTGGAATTGGCCGTACCACAGAAATTACCCGTGATGAAGTTAAGTTTAGTAAATATATTACTAGGCTGCGTAATAAATTCTCTCGCCTTTTTGATGATGCTCTTAGAGTACAGCTATCACTTAAAGGTATATGTACTGTTGAAGAATGGGAAGAATTTAAAGAATCAATTTATTATGATTTTAAACAAGACAACAACTTTACCGAGATGCGAGATGCAGAGATTTTGCGTGAGCGTATCAGTACGGCTAGTTTAATTGATCCCTATATTGGTCGTTATTATTCTGCTGCTTGGGTTCGTAAAAATGTTCTTCGTATGACAGAAGAAGAAATTGATTTAATGGAGAAAGAAATTGAAGAAGAAGGAGAACTTGCTACACCAGAAAATGGCCAAGCCCAAGCAGGACAAGAAGGAAATGCCCAAATTCAGCCCGAAGATAACACTCAGGAAAGTAGCGGCCAGGAGTCGTTAACACCACAATTAGATAATGCGGTAAATAAATATGCTTTCAATAAGACTAAATAAGGTATAATAGGAGATTTTTATGTCAACATCAACATTTATTGATCAATTAGCTGCAGGACAATCAGCTGAAGCAAAAGAAACATTGGCAAATTTATTGTCTGCTCATGCTTTTGAATCGTTAGATACTCGTAAACAAGAACTAGCATCAACATTGTTTGGTGAATCCAAAGTAGAAGAAGAAGTGGAAGAATTGGAAGAATTATCAAAAGCAACATTAAGAGGTTATTTAAAAGCTAATAAAGCAGAAGCCGGAAGTCAACTCCGTGGAGATGTGTCTGATAAAGCTGCAAGCCTTGGTAGAACACAACAGGATAAAGATGATGGCAGATATGAGGGTGATAAATTAGCAAGAAGAAAACTTGGTGCACCAGGATCAATTCCACCTAAAGTAATGGCTAAATAAAATAATAAATGAAATCGTTACTAGACTTTAAAACCATTCTAACGGAAGAAGAAAAGTCAGACTACACAAAGTTTGATGCTCTTGTCCGTGCTGGTCTTGCCAATAAAGCACAGATTCAGCGTATGCATAAGATATTGGATAAGATGGGTGAAGAACGCCCACAATTCACTAATGCTGATAGAATGATTATTCAGAATTTGTTTACTAAGATGGTAGATTTAATTACCAATAATAAACAAATTTATAGTCAAACACGCCGTGCAGTGAGAGAAGATTTAGAAGAAGGTATTGTAGATACTTCGGATTATAAACTTGGTGCCGCTGGCCAAAAAGTTAGAGCACACAGGATTAAAGTTGGAGATACTGCACCACAAGTTGGTACTATGGCACCTGAGGTTGGTGATGATGCAGAACAAGATAAAAATACATCAAAGAAAGTGTATAAAGAAGCTGTTGATTCGCAGGCCTTGCCATTTGTTTTAGTTCTTCGCCGTAAAGCTGTTCGTATGTATCCTGAAGGTACAAGAGTTGCTTTGTATTATAACGAAAGATTGAATCGTTATTTTTCTGTGCCTTATAGTTCAGAATCATTAGCTAAAACTCCAATTCAGGCAGAAGAATTTACAACACAGATACAACATGATGATGGAACTGTTAGTGATGTTACTGTTAGTAATATACAAATGTTGATGGATGTGTATCAAGGTTTAAATGAAACAAATAAAACTAAGTTTATTGCGATGATTGAAGGTTCAACAGAAGAATTAAATAAAGCTATTGAATTTGCCTTAAAGATTGAAAAATGAACCTCATAGAGTTAATCAGTACAAATAGATTAATTGAAGCTAGAGAATTAATTTTTAATCGTTTAAACGAACATTTTGAAGAAAAGTTA